CGAGGCCGGTCATGTCCTTGGCGTTCTTCCGCTCCGTACGCAGGCCCGACGTGATCGAGGCGTACGGCGCCACGGTCGCACCGAACCCGGGGGAGAACGCCGTGGCGGCCTGCGGCGGGGACAGGAGGTCGCGGGTGAGTCCGGCCTGGACCTGTTGGGAGAGCGCGGTGCGCTGCTGGTAGACGTTCTGCAGCCGTGACTCGGCCTTCCCCAGTTGTTTGGTGAGGTTCGAGATCGCGAGGGTGAGCTTCTTGTGCTCGGCGGTGAGGTCGGTGATCTGCTTCCCGAGGTCGTACCGCTGCTGCGCGTTCAGAACGTACGCCATCGTGAGGTGGCCGCCCGTCGTCGACGAGCTGGACGACGAGGAGCCGGCGGTGCCGCCGCCGGCGAGCCGGCCGGCGTTGATGGCCTTGAGGAACGGCCGCCACCGGTCAGCCTGGCCGTTGCGGTTGGAGATGACCTCCTCGCCAGGTGCCAGCAGGTACGGGAACCGATCGGCGTACGTGCCACCCTTCGGGACCGTCGACCCATCCGCGGATCCGCCCGCCCCCGTGCCCGGGGAGCCCGAGTGGGTGGCAGAGGTGTGGACGTTGACGTACACCGTCCGTGACCGGGTGGCCGCGGCGAGCCGGGCCTCGAAGGCGTTGATCTCGGAGTAGATGACTGGCGAGATCCCGAGCTTGAGGAGCCGCGGCGGAGAGTCGAATAGGCCGATGAGGTGCTGGGTCTGCGACGAGGTCAGACCCATCTCGTGGGCCAGTGTCACGAGGTGGGCGCGGGCGTTCTCGTAGCCCTTGATCGAGTTCTTCGTCGCGTTGTCCTGGGCGTTGTACGCCGAGACGAGGTTGTAGAGCGCGGTGGCGTTGGCACGGCCGGCCGCGGTGTTCAGGTTGAGGCCCTTGGTGTGCTTGCCGGCCTGGGTGGCGGCGTCGGCGACGGCCTGGTGGTAGGCGATCTCGGCGTTGGCGTTCGACAGCTCGGCCTGGTGCTGGGCCTGCAGCGCGGCGACCAGGGCGTTGGCCTTCTGCGCGGCCAACGCGGCAGCCTGGGCAGCGGACCGATTCGCGACTGTGTAGTCCTTCGCAGCCGAGGCGGCAGCCTTGGCGCCACTCTTGTTGGCCTGGTATGAAGCGGTGGCCTTGTCGAGGGCAGACGCGATCGCCCGGGTCTGGTCGTAGGTCTCCTTCACCTGGCCGCCGGCGGTGCTGCTGAACCCGCTGTCCCGCAGCGACGTGAGCGCCGACTTCTGGGCGCCGGCGAGGGTGCCTTTGACGGCGGTGGAGTTGCCGGACAGTACCGAGTTCACCAACTGCTGCTGGGTGATGCCGTACCTGGCAGCGAGGGCGGTGGTGCCGCCGGCGGCGAACCCGGAGGCGATCGAACCGGCGGTCCCGGGAGTGTTGCCCCCGGTGGCGGTGAGGCGGAAGTCGATCTGGGACCAGTCGACGGCGACCTTCCCTGCGGCGTCGGAGGCGGAGAACAGGGACTTAGCGAGACCGCCGAGGCCTCCGACGACGGCGCCGATGGCGGTGCCCCAGCCGGGGGCGATGGAGGTGCCGATGAGGGCGCCGGAGGCGGCACCTTCGGCGAGGTTGACCCCGGTGGAGTGGTTGGAGGTGAGGAGGTTGACGGCGAGCGCGCCGCCGGCCAACCCGGCCGCACCCTTTCCGGCGGCGGCGAGCCCACTGGTGAGGGTGTTCATCCGGCCGCGGGCTGCCAGGTAGCCCTCCGGGAGCGCCGCAGCCGATCCGCCCTCGATGAGCGGTGCCGAGGCGGCGGCGCGGGTCAGCGCCAGGTCCCCGCGGAGGCTCTTCAACGCAGTGCCGAACGCACCCACCGACGAGATCGCCGTACGCAACCCTGACGCACCCGAGAACAGCGTCATGGCCTTCGACATCGCCATCAACCCGGCCGCCGTCGTGAACAGCATCGGCCCGACCGGCGAGGCAGCGATCGCGGCCAGGAGCTTGAGGAGGTCGGTCAGAATCGGGAGAACCGTGTTGCCCCATGGCGCCGCCGCCCGTAACACCCCCACCAACGCCTGGATCAGCGCAGCGAAGAACGCCCGCGCCGCCGGACCCTCAGAGTGGATGTAGTCGAGGAAGGCTTTGAACGACCCGGAGTTCCGGTCGAGGCCCTCAGCCCAGTCCTTGAACGACTTCGTCGAGTCCTCGAGCCCCTGGTTGAAGCCCTGCACCTCCGGGCCGAAGTCAGACAGGAGCACCGCCAGGCCCGTGGCGACGTTGCCGGTGGCCTTCGCCCACGCGTCCAGGGTAGGGATGCCCTCCGTCTTCACGAACGCGAAGAACTTGTGCCAGCCAGGGTCGTCAATCAGGTTCGACGTGCCCTTGCCGAGCAGGGCACCCATCTCCGAGGAGTACCGCTTGATGAACGACTCGACCTGCGGCAGGTACGGCAGCAGCTTCTCGATCGACGAGCCAAGGCCCGGGAGAAGACCGGAACGGGCGTCGTTCTGCAGCGCCTTGAGCTTGGGTTCGAGCTGGGAGATCAGCTCGACGAACTTCGCACCCTCCGGGCCGAGGTCCTTCAACGCGGCGTGCATGGCCTGGAAGTTCTTCACCGTTGGGGTGGCGTTGTAGGTGTCGATGGCCTTCAACCCATTGGAGAGGCCGTGGAGAGCGAGCACAGTGACGCCGACGGCAGCACCAGCCGACGCCATGCCGGCGGTCAGCCCGACGGTGGCAGGCACCGCAACGGTGGCCAGCGGGACCAGTGCGGGGCCGAGCGCGATCGCAGAGGTCAGCAGCAGGCCCATGCCCTGGTTGGCGCCGTGGGCGTTGTCGCCGGCCTTCTTCAACGACTGGGCGGTGCGGTCGGCAGACCGTCCGGCACGGTCGAGGTTGGTGCCAACGTTGAGTTCGGCGCGGCCGAGCTTGTCCGCGGCGGTCTGGGCGTCAGTCTCGGCGCGGGTGACACGCTGCAACGCGGACTCGTGGGCACGGCTGGCGGCGGCGACTCGTTCCTCGGCGGCTGCGAGCTTCGTGGCGTCCTGAGTGCCCTTCGTACGCAGGTCGTTCAACGCGGACTCGGCTACGCGGAGGCGGCCGGCGGTGTCGGCCTCCTGTCGGCGGGCAGCGTCGAGCTTGGAGGAGGCGGAGGTGAGTGCGGACTGGGCACGGTTGATGTCGTTCGCGGACCGGGTCATGGCCTGCCCGGTCTGCTGCGCCGACGTGCCTAGGCCCCGCATCGACCGGGAGGTGTTGGCCAGGTCGTTCTGCATCTTCGACGTGGAGGACCGCATCCGGTCCGCCGAGGCGGACATGCCGTCGACCTGCTGGTTGAACTGGCCGAGCTCCTTGTTGACCTGCCCCATGTTCCCGAACGCCCGACGGGTCGCCTCGCCGGCGGCGGTGACGTCGCGGATGTACCCGGCGACCTCGGCGTCCATCTTCACCCGCACAGTGCGGACGGTTGCGGCGGGACCGGACTCGGGCAGGGAGCTGTCTACCATTCGACGTCACCTCCCTTGTCTCTCGGGTTGCGGCCGCGGGGGAACGGGGCGAGCTCGTCGCCCGGGGGCCGGGTGTAGGTCGGGATCGGGTACTCGCGCGGCTTCCGCTTCGAGGGGTCTTCGACGTCGTAGTTGTCGATCGCCGTGCAGCCGTGGCAGGTGTAGACCTCGGTGACCTCGACCCAGCCTTCGTTGTGGGCATGCCAGGCGATGGCCTTCGGCATCCCGCAGTTCGGGCACAGGGATGCCTTGTACTGCTGGCGGGCGATCATCAGCGCCCGGTCCTCTTCGGTCCACTCCGACTGCTCCACGACCCGGCGGACGGTGCCGTCGGGGTTGTGGTCGTAGAACGTGACCTTCTTCCGGCCCCGGAACCGGGAGGGGGAGATGCCGAGTTCGGCGCAGACGTCTAGCTCGTCTCTCGCCGCTGCTGCTGCATCACGAGAGAGGAGCTCAACGAGAAAGGGACGGCGATACCTGCTTGGGTGCAGACGTACCAGGCGGCCTTGGCGATCATGTCGACCTGTGGGGACCCGAACCGGGTCCGCATCGCCGAGACCTTCTCGACGGTGACGTTCTTGGCGACCATGGTGGCGGCGACGAGAGCGTCCCAGAACTCGTTACCGAGCTCCTCACTGGTGCCGACCTTCTTCATCGCCTCGGCGTGGGTGTTGCGGAACTCGTCCCAGTCGTCGGAGGCCATCTGGCGGACGGTGATGTTGACCTTGGAGGTGGCGTACTCAGCGCGGAGCTGCTCGATCTCGGCGGAGACGGCAGCGGGGTTGCGTTCGCCCACGGCGCGGTCGGGGTAGGGGCGGCCGGTCTCGTCGACGAGGGAGAGGAGTTCGTCGTCGAGTGCGTCAATGCGGCCTTCGAGGTCGCCGCGGGTGTAGATGGGGACGGTCTTCTCGGCGCGGCGGACCTGGGCGGAGAGGAGTTCGTCGAGGTCGAGGATGGTGTCGACGATGGAAGCGTCGGCGGCCAGCTCGTCGCCGTCGAGGTCGGGGGTGGGCTGCTCGGTCATGGCGGGTGTGTCCTGTCGAGGAGGAGGGATGCTGTCGAGGTGTCGAGGTGGTGGAGCTGGTGTTGACCGTCGGCGGGAGCGCCTCGACAGGTGTCACTCCCGCCGACGGTGACCGTGGGTCAGGAGCCGGTGACGACAGCGACGTCGTCGTGGCCCTCCTGCACCGCGAGCGGGATCGTGCGCTTGATGAACCCGCCGTCGTTCTGCGGACGCTGCGGGTTGTCCGTCACCACCCGCATCCCGATCGCGTCGTCACCCGACGCCCACGCCGTGGTCGCCAACTTCCCGTTCTCCCGCAGGTAGCCCCAGAACTCGGTGCCCTTGGTCTTCACAGCCTGGTAGGCGGCGTCCGCGGTCAGGTCGACCTGGTTGGTGGTCGTGTCGAACAGCCGCATCAGGGTGATGGACGCCTGCCAGTTGGAGGCGCCGTACGAGGCGGCGTTGGTGTCGTCGATCAGGACCCGCTCCTGTACGGAGTCGGATCCGGTGGCGGACCAGGCGAAGTCGGAGGCGAGGATCACGGGGGAGGCGTCGAGGCCGGCGTTGAGCTCGGTCACGGTGGGTGCGAGCGGGTTCGCGGGCGGCGTGGTGCAGATGGTGAACTTCTGGCGACCGTCGGCCAGGCTCTTGGCAGCAGTGGTCATGGTGCTACTCCTTGTCCGCGGCGGCCGCGGGGTCGTTGGTGGAGGTGTCGAGGTTCTGGGGGGTGTCAGCGTCGGCCGCCGGGTCGGTGGTGGCCGGGGGCGGGTTGGGTGCGGCCAGGACCGGTGGCGTGGTGGCACCGTTGATGGCGCCCAGGTAGTCGGCCTTGACGCTGGCACCGGTGACGTCGACGCCGTGGGCGGCGGCGTACGCCGTGAGCTGGGCGATGGTCCACTTCTCGGTCGGGTCGCCGTCGGGGTACTCGGCCTGCTGCGGCTGGTCGGCTTCGAGGGGGGTGAACTGGCCGGGGAACATGTCGAGCCAGTTCGCGGGGACACGCTGCTGGTCGCCGTGGACGTTGGTGACGTGGACGAAGGATTCGGGCATGGCGAAGCGACCTCCCGGTCGAGGTTGTGCGGCTGTGATGGAGGCGGGGGTTAGCGGTAGACGGTGACGGCGTACGACAGCGGCGCATAGAACCGCGGCGGCAACGCCCCCAACGTCATGTCACGACGCGGCCCGAACTGCTGCCCCACCGTCTGCAGACGGCCACAGTTCAGACCGTCCACGGTCGGAGACCAACGGAACAGCAGCGGATGGACCTCGTCGATCAGAGTGAGACAGTCCGACATCCACCCGGCCACACACGTCACCTGATAGGTGATCGTGGTCTCCTGGGCGTTATCGGCCAGCGCACCCTCGTAGGAGGCGCCCGTGCCGCCGAACCGCCACGACCGAGACACCTGCAACGGGTTGTCCCACATGTCGTACAACGCCAGATAGGGGGCGACCCGGCCCGACCCGTCCGGCTGCCCGTCGTCACCCTGCGCCAGGGCGATGATGTCCGGCACCTCACCCTCGTACGCCGCAGGGCTGCCCAATACCGGGTCGATACCGAGGCTCGGCGCGGTGGCGAGACGGGCGAGGATCGCGTAGTAGACCGCAGTCCGCTCGATCGGCAACGTCGGATCGATCTCCATCACACGGTCCTGCCGATGATCTGGATCCCCAGCTCCTCGAACGCATGCACACCCTGCGGCAGGACGTGGTCGGCGGTCGGAGTCATGTACGGCTCCGGCGACATTCGGGAGGTCCCCTGCTCGACGTACAACCCGTAGTAGGCGGTCGGGCCGGCTTCGAACCCGAGACCGGCCTCGTCAAAGTCCACCGAGATCGACGCCTTCAAATGGCCGGTGTCGACAGGTGCGACGGCCTGCGCGTTCGCGACCATGTCGTGGCCGGTCTTCTCGATGATGAGCTTGGCCTTGGGCAGCGTCTGCTCGGCGTTGTGGATGATGTCGGAGCCGAGCTGCATGACCTCGGAGACGTCGACGCGCATCAGCAGCCTCCCTAGGCGGTGGGCGGGTTGATGGAGTCCGACGTGGTCGCATAGAACGTCCGCGACAGGCGGCGGGTGCCGTGCTCGGCGGACTGGACGACCAACAGCTGGCCGACGAGTTCGACGTCGGGGCTCGTGTTGACGCGGACCTGGTGGCCGAGCTCGATACCGGTGGTGTCGACCGGGAGCGCGATGACGTAGACGCGGGAGTTGACCAGCTGGTCCTCGGCGAACGCTTCCTTGTCGGCGTTCGTCATCAGCGAGATGTACGCCGGCCCGGTGTACACGGTGTCGCCTGGGACGGTGACGGTGCGCTTCGACGTCCGGTTGAACGTGGACACGGGCGGCTTGGTGACGATGATGGTGGTGCCGGCGGTGGTGATCTCGTTGGTCCGCGACAGCGCGGCCTCGGCCTGCCAGTTCGCCGAGATCGACAAGGCGGGGTAGCCGGGTCGGCCGTGGTGGGTCCGCGTGCGAGGCATCGTCAGTGCCTGCTCACCAGTAGCCGTAGAAGCCGTACCCGGACGGGTCGAAGTAGCCGTACTCGTTGCGGCCGGGGATGACGGCGGCGTACCCGTCGCGGTCGAGGTCGTCCTCGGCCTGCTGACGCAACGCCGCAGCGGCTGCACGCAACGTGGCGGCGACCTTGGTGCCGTCGATGGTGACGTCGTGGTCGACGACGGACTTGAGGATGAGGGCCTCGTTGTCGGCGATGCGTTCCATGGCCAGGGCGGCGCCGCGTTTGAGGTTGCCGTCTTCGAGGTCGAGGAAGTCGGTGAGCTCGGTGTCGGTGAAGATGGTGGGCACCGGGTTGTTGGTGGCGTCGGTGGACGGGTCGGAGATGAGGAGCCGGACCTGGCGGATCACGGAGGGGTCGTAGTCGGTCACCGTGGCCTCCTCGAAGACTGTGGGTTGTGCAGGGGTGTTGGTGGCCCCGGCCCGGGGGTTGCGGGCCGGGACCACCAGGGGTGATGCGGGGTGCCTACTTCGCCGGGGTGTCGACGAAGAGGGCCTTGATGGCGTCACGGCCCAACGGCTTGCCGTCCTCGCCGTTCAGGTCGGCCTCGGTCTTGCCGTGGGCGAGCGCGTACGCCGTCCAGTCCTCGGCCGAGGCGTTCCCGGCGGGCAGGTCCGACGACGCCGGCGTGCTCTGCTGGCCGTCGGGGACCGTCTGCTGCCCGGCCGACTGCGGGTCGGGTGCCGGCTGGATCGCGACCTGGTAGCCGAGCTTCGCGGCCGCGGCCTGCAGCTGCTCGAGCGTGAGGTCCTGGTCGCCCTGCTGGGCGGCGTACTTCTCCGGCGACACCTCGCCCCGGGTGGCCGGGGTCGAGGGCACGTAGATCCGTCCCATATCAGGCGCCCGGGTTCGCGTAGGCGGCGCGGTAGTCCATCAGCGTGCCGCCGAGGACGTGACGCACCTTGTAGGCCACCCCGTCGGTGGCGAAGTCGCCGTCCAACGAGCCGACCACGCCGCCGCCGACACGAACCGAGTCGGGGGCCTTCATGAAGACCTCCGGCTGCTCGTGGCCAGCCAGGAAGCCCATCTCCACCGCCGGGCGACCGATGCCCGGGTCCGCGAACAGGTACCAGGCGGTGTTGCCCTTCGTGGTGTCCACGATCGGCAGCCACGGGTTCACGACCACGTCCGCGATCGCGTCCGCCGCCCAGTTCGCCGTGGCGACCTGCTGGCCGCTGGTGGCACCAGGGGCCGTGTAGATCTGCGTGGCATGGACGATGTTGTTCGCCGTGACCTGCAACGCCGGGGGAACCATCAGCCGCACCTGGCCGGTGAAGATGGGGTTGCCCTGCGGGTCCTTCTGGGCCTGCATCGCGGCGATGCCGACCTGCAGGGAGTCCAGGGTCAGCGGACCGGGCGCGGACGCCAGGTTGCCGTGACCGGAGGCGAAGAACGTGGCGTCGGGGCCCGTCACGTCGACGACCAGCTCGGTGAAGAACCGGTCCTCGGTGTACCGGGCAGCCTGCGCCAGCAGCGTAGGGGCCTGGCCGAGGGCGTCGAGGTCGTCGTTGACGATGGCCTCCCACAGGAACCCGAGCGCCCGACCGTACTTCGACACGCCGTAGGAGAAGTCTCCGTCGGTCAGCGCGTCCTGCGGGTACTCGGTGCCCTGCTGCACCTGCGACAGCGGCGAGTTGGCGCCGTCGACGGTGAACGCCTTACCGATGCGGAAGTCGCGGCGGCGACCCCGGCGGGCGATCGACTGGCAGATCGACGGCCACGCGGCGTACGCCTGCAGCAGGGACCGGTCGATGACGTCACCGAACAGGAACGGGAAGTCCGAGGTCGACTCCGCCTCCTGCACGAGGACGTACGGGTGCTTCTTGCCTTCGATGACGTCGGCCAGCTTGCCGGCGACCTCGGCGACACGACGGTCGTACTCGACGGCCGCACGCGGGTCGCGGCCACGGCCACGGGAGCGGACGGACGTGCCGTCGCCCTCGTAGACGTTGGTGTTGTCCCCGGCCTTGATGCTGCCGAGGAGCTCGAGAAGGTTGCTCATGGTGGTGTGCTCCTTGGTGGGATCAGGCCGGCGTGTCGGCGCCGACTGCGTAGTGGGCGATGCGGACGTTGAGCGTCTTCGCGCCCGTACCGGTGGTGGCGGTCAGGGAGTGGCCGTACAGCTCCTTGCCGGTGCCGGCCGCGTCCGAGAGCGCGTACGACGAGGCGGTGATGTAGATCGGCTGGCCGACCGTGACCGCGGCGGTGGTGGTCACCAGGAACGACGCGACACCCTCGCCGACCTTGCAGGAGGCGGTGCCGTCGGCACGGCGGTCGGTCTTCGCGATGCCGACGAGCATCCCGACGATGACCGGGGAACCGGACAGCGTGCCGGCGATCACGGGCAGCGAAAGCTCGTTGCCCTCCTCGAACACGAGGTTCTTCATGGATCAGCCCTCCTTCTTCGCCGGGAACCCGAAGGCCCGCGACAGCGACTCGTCGATGCTCTTCTCGGCCTCGGCGCGCTTCTGCTCGACGAGCAGACCGCCACCGGACACCGTCTGGCCCAGGCCGCGGGGACGGCCGACGCCCATGGCCTCGCGCAGCTCCTGCGCCTCGGCCTCGGCGACACGGACCTTGTCGTTGATCGACTCGGTCAGCGCCGCGGTGTCGAGCTCCGACCGGGCGCCGTCGCCCTCCTTGAGGGTGATGCCGTTGAGGAGCTCCACGCCGAGCCGCTTCTTCGCGGACTCGCCGATCAGGGCCTCCTCGAGGGCCTCGGCGATCATCGGCGCGGCGACCTCGCGGGCGTGCAGCATGTCGTTCTCGCGGGTGAGGTTCGCGATGGCCTCGCGGAGGTCCTTGTTCGGGATAAGCGCGGCCTTCGCCTCGGTGAGGTCCGTCTGCGCCTTGGACAGGTCGGCCCGCAGCGTCGTCCGCTCGGCCTCCCACGCCTTCTTCTCGGCCTCGAGCACGGTGACCCGGCCGGCGGTCTCGGTGAGCCGGCTGTGCTCCGACTCCTCGATCTCGATCTTGGGCATGGTTGCCCCTTTCTTGTAGCCGCCCGGCCGAGCTGCCGGAACGTGTGTGGTGGCGGACTCCGAGGCGTCGTTGTCGCCGTCGCCGTCGGGGTCCTGCCAGTTGTCGGGGACCATCGACATCGCGCCGAGGGCCTTCGCGCGCTTCACGATGTGGGCGCGGATCCGGTCGTGATCCGAGTCGCCGCGGCCGACGGCCTTCACCGCGTTCGCCAGGTCGGCCTTGTCCTTGATCGGATACGACGGGTCGCCGTTCGGGTTGGACAGGGCGTGGCCGTCCTTCACCATCTGCCGCAACTGGGAGGCGTCGTACTTCGCCTCCAACAGGGCGTACGCCGCCTCCGGGGTGGCCGCGGACTCGTGCTGCTCGCCCGGCGCCTTCCCGGCTGAGAACCCGGTCGCACGCTGATGCAGGTTCTGGCACAAGCCGTGGACCTCGTCGGGGCGCACGTACTTGCCCAACTCGATGACGCACTTGTCGTAGTCGCCGGCGTGGCCCCAGCCGATCTTCGCGGCGCCCTCACCCTCGGCCCAGTACGACATCAGCCGCTCAGTGTCGGCCGGATGGGTGGCGGAGCCGACGGACTCGGCGAGCGCCTCCGCGAGCATCAGGTCGGTGATGGTGTTGCGGTCGGCCTCGTCCAACGTCAGGTCGTCGTCGGTGGCGGGCCGAGCGGACTCGAGGAGACCGAGCACCTTCCCACCGCGGCCAGCCCTGGTGACGAAGTCGACCGACGACACGTGCGCGAGACCCTCGATGATCCTGCCTTCGCGGCCCTCCGCGACACCGTGCTTGATGTCGGAGGCCGAACCGCGGATCGAGACCCCGATCGCGCCCTTGGCCTCGTCGACGAGCTGCCGGTACGGCGACAGGACCTGCACCTCGGCGGCGAGGGCACCGTTCGTCATCAGCTTGGCGTCGGTGGTGGTGACGCCCATCAGGTCTTTGATGGACCGCTCCGGGCGGGTGGCGGCTTCGTCGTCGGTCGGGTGGTCGGCGTACATGTGGGTGCCGGCGGGGATGACCCGGTTGGCGGCGGCCTGCTCGAGGACCTTCGGGGAGTAGTAGCCCGAGGAGCCCCAGCCGGGGGAGATGAGCTGGACCATGTAGCGGCCCTTGTTGCCGGACGCGGTGACGGTGCCGGCGGACTCCGCGATGGGGGCCTGGTGGTCGGGCATGGCGGTGCCTCCCTCGGCGTAGGGTTGGTCGGGTGTCGTGCGATCACGAGTGGGTGTTGGCGGAGGTGCTTCTCGAGGAGCAGGCAGCCGACGGCGTCTACACCTGCGCCCTGTGCGGGACGACCGCGCTAGCAGCCGGTCAGGGCCGCGGTGTACGGCCGGAGCTCGAGGAGATCGAGCTCACGCTGCCGGAACTGGAACAACACCGACCGGAGTGACATCACCGGGCTTGGCGGGCACGTACGACGGCCGCCACCCGGGGTTCTGCTGCAGCTGCGCCCACGCCGTGCGGGGGAACCCGCCGCGACGGTAGGCGTCGTACCGGGGGCCGCCCAGCACCCGCCGCATCTCCGGCGCCGAGAGCGTCGACAACCACGCGTCGACGTCGGGCACCGCCGACGGGGGTTCGTCCATGCCGGGGAATCCGAGGTCGGCCCACGACTTCGTCTGCGGCATCCGCGAGCAACGGCAGTTGTGGGTTAGAATTCCGTTAGCGAGGAACCAGCCCGTCTCCGTCTGGAGGTTGTACACATGGCCGCTGTACCGACGCCGCGAGACGCGCAGTACGACCTCGCGCGCAACCGTGCCAGCGAAGCGCGCCAGGTCTTCGCCGTCCGGCATCGGGTAGTCGAGCGCTACGCCGCCGGCGAGTCTGTCAACGCGCTCGCCGCCGACCTCGGAGTGACCCGCGGATACCTCGACAAGGTCCTGGCCGACGCGGGAGTCGAGAAGCGCGGCAGCACCGCGGCCAACCGCCTGATGATGGCGACACGGACGCCCGAGGAGAACATGGCGAACGCCGAGGCCGCGCATCTGGCCTCGCGCGGTGTGCCGAAGACCTTCGAGCACAAGCTCAAGGTCGCTGCCACCCGCGAGGAGCGGCAGACCCATGTCTCCGACCACGAACTCTGGCTCGCCTCGGAATTCCGCAAGCGCGGCGCGGACGTCATCCCGCAGAAGGCGGTGGGCCCGTACAACGTGGACCTGGCTACCGGCACCGTCGCCGTGGAAGTCTTTGGCGGCGGTTGGCACGCATACGGCATCCACCGCAAGCGCACCCCCGAGCGTCTGCGCTACATCCTCGATCAGGGCTGGAATCTGGTGCTCATCTGGGCGTCCGCCAGCCGTTGGCCGGTCGGTGCCGGAGCCTGTGACTACGTGGTCGCCTTCGCGGAGCAGGCCCGCTTGGACCCATCCCTGCGAGGTCAGTACCGGGTGATTTGGGGTGACGGAAAGGAGGCGCCCGTCGCCGACCTCGATGTCGACAACCTCGCCCTCAAACCATCGCGTAGTGGACGCAAGAGCCGACGGTCCTGATACGACCGCACCCGGCAGTACGCATTGCTGGTGGCCGAGCGGACCGGGTTCGGTGAGGGGATGCACGGTGCCGGCCATGCCGAGGCAGGCGGGGCAGGTGCGGGGGTCTAGGTGGGTGAGCCACACCCAGCCGGTCAGCACGTCGGAGTTGACGCCTTGGCCGATGGCGGCGCCGGCGCGGTGGGCGTCGAGCATCTCGGTGCGGGCGATGTTGATGGCCCGGCCGAGGCCGCCGTTGAACTGGGTCTCCGTACGACGGAGCATCCGTTCGGCGGTCTGCTTGGGGTTGGAGCCGACCACGATGCCGCGCATGAGTTCGCGGCGTACGGCGTCCTCGGCGTCGGGTGCCAACGCGTAGGTGGTCTTGGTGATCTGCTGGGTGGTGCGGTCCACGATCCACTGCAACGCCTGGTCGGGGATCCGGTTGCCTTCCCACGTCATCTCGGGTGGCAGCTGGTGGCCGATGATCGCGGCCTGTCGTTCCGCGGCACGGCGTACGACGCCTTCGACGTCGCCGACGATCTTTACGCCGGCCTCGTCGCCGAGTCGGAGGAGCTGCTGCCCGATCTGCGCCAACGCGGCGACCAGGCGGGCGTTGCGGATGACGAGGACCTTCGCGACGATGCCTTCGGTCTGCTGGGCGATCAACAGGTCGATGGCGTCCTGCAGGTCGGGGGCAACCTCATCCCAGGCGGTCATCCATGCCTGGACGAGCGCCTTGGTCTGGTTGTTGACGGTGACGGTGAGCTCGGCCTGCAACTGCGCCTGGGCGTCCAACGCGGCACGGTTGATCGCCACGGTCAGTCCCGGGTGACGTGGTCGCCGGAGTCGCAGTCGAAGCACCACATCCGCCGGTGCATCGTCGTACGCTCACCCAAGCTCATGGCGATGTGGACGACCGCAGCCGAGGGCAGCATGCACCGGTTGCACCACAGGCCGTACTCGCGGTCCACGATCTCCACCATGACCGCGGTGACCCGGTCACGCTGCACGGCCATCAGGCCCACGATTCCGTGGCGTCCTGTCCACGCCTGGCGGCGTCGACGGCGGCCTGACCGGCGGCAGCCTGCATCGTCTGCTGCGGCGGAATGAAGTTCCCCTGGTCGTCGGTGATCTCGGCCAACACCTCGTCGACGTCCGGCACACCCAGCGCGGAGAGCAGCAGCCGGGCGACAGTGAGCGGCGGCAGCGTGTTGGTGGTGTCGGCCGACACGATGGAGGTGACGAGTTGGACCGGGTCGACGCCGTCGAGCTTCGGCCACGCGAAGTCGAGTGTCGGGTCCACACCCTGCAGTGCTTGTCCACCCGGAGCGTTCGCGGCCACGGTGACGGCGTACTCGTAGATCCGTTCACGCAGCGACTGCCACAGCAGGCGCCGCATCCCCATCTCGAGGGCGGTGGGCAGGTCGAGCGTCTCGGCGGTCGCACGGGCACCGGTCACACCCGGGTCGGCCAACAGCAACGTCACCGGCAGGCCGAGGCCGGCGGCGACCATGGCCGCGAGCGGCTTCCCGGATTCGGAGTCGATGGTGGCGCCGTTCTTCGACACCGCGGTGAGGTCGGTGCCGGGACCCATCACGGTCACACCGCCCGGGCCGGACGACCCGGCCCCCCCGATGCCGGGGCCGGTCGTACCGTTCAGCGGCGGCACAGACGACGACTGCGCCAACCGTGCCGCCGCGGCGGCGGCAGTAGCAGCCCGCTGCTTGGTGTCACCGGTCGCCTTCCACGCCAGCTTCGACAGCGCCTTCGTCAACCCGGCCCAGTCGACCAGGAACTCCTGGTAGAACCGCGCCCACGCAATGCTGGCGTACACGTCGGGGATGCCACGGTCCCAGCCGTGCAACCGGTTGACGGGCAGATGCACCATCGGGGCGTCCCACATCACCGGGATGTCGGAGATCGCGAGCGGCCTCACGCCGAGCCCGAACCCGGCCGCCTTGGGGTCGAACCCGAGCGCGGGGTACAGCACCCGCTTGACCTCGGTGTTTGTGGCGTCGATCGCCTCACCGGTGCGGGGCAGCTGGTTGATGTTGTACTCGCGCAGGTAGAACCACGGCTCGTCGCGGTCCTCGGGGTTGGTGACGATGCGCTGCATCTCCAACTGCGGCACGGAGCGGACGCGGACCTGGCCGGCCTTCGGGTCGGTGAAGAGGGCGAGGAACACCTCGCCGTCGGTGCCGAGCGCCCGTTCGAGCTCGTCGCAGGCCTTCATCCCGGTCAGGGAGGTTTCGTTGAGCTCTTCGAAGTCGTCGATGACCTTGTTGACGGCGGCCTGTAGGTCGGGGTCGGTTTTGCCGTCGGCGCCGTTGACGCGGGCGTTGACTTCGACGCCTTGGCCCCAGATGTAGCCGATGCGGACATTCAGGCCGCGTTTGAGGAGGGGGTGGGAGACGGCCATCATGCGGCAGGTCTCGACGACGCGGAATCGGCCGCCGGCGGTGAAGAGTTCGTTCTCGATGTTGGCGGCCATGCGGATCCAGCCGCGTTCCTCCATCTCGAACCCGCGGGACTCCGCGACCCCAGTGCCGTTGGTGAGGCCGGCGTCCTCGACGACCTCTTGGAGGTATTGGTTGTGGGCGACCAGGGCGTTGACCTGCTCGGCGAGCTGGGCGACGGTGTCGGCCTGCTGGGCTGGCCACGGGGAGATCGTCACGACGTCTGCTCCCCTCATTCGTGGTCGGATTTCGTGCAACGGGGCCGGTTCGGTCAGTAGGACGGGATGTAGGAGCCGGTCTCGTCGAGGTCGTCGAACAGGTCCTCCGCGGCCACCGTCGACTCGTCGACGAAGAGTGGCTGCAGGATCATCCGGTTCAGCGCCTGCGACATCGCGTCGACCTGGTCGTCGTTCGTGGCCGTCGGGAACCCGGCACACTCCTCGACGAAGGCACCCACCCACGGCGCCAGCCGAGGCGACGGCAGCCACACGGTCCCGGCCTCGATCAACGGGGAGACGGCGTTGGTGCGGACTTCCTTGCCGCCATCCGGGTTCACGCCGATCAACGCGTGCCCGCGCAGCGACTGCTGCAACGACGCGATGACCGCCGGCCCGTTGGCCTTGTCCTCGATCAGGATCGCAGTGGCCTGCGGCCACCTAGCGGCCAGCCGTTCGACCTGCCGCGACGTCTCCACGAAGTCCCACCGGCCACGGACCTGGTCCAGCAGCAGCGCGTTCACACCACGGCGGCCCCACACCTGGCCGACGACGTAGTCGGAGTCGTCGGTGCCCTTGAACGTGAGGTCCCACGACATCAGCAGCTCGTCGAACCCGGCCACGATCCGGGAGCCGTCCTCGCGTTCGATCCACTGCTCGGTGTCGAAGTAGCGCCACCAGTCCCGCTTGAGAATGCCACCCTCAACCGGGGACGGGCGGCCTTGGTACATGGCGTTCCACACCCGGGACCCGACCTCGCGACGCTTCTGGGTCCAGTCCTTGTCTGTACGGCGGCGGGCCGACTCCATGAACTCGCCCGGTTGACGGCCGAGCGGATCCGGCTGCCCATGGTCGGGGTCGGTCTCCGGCAGCTTGGCCGTGTCGACGGCCTCGGCGGCAATGTTGAGGACCGTCCAGTCGTCGCCGTACTCGGCACGCAGCCACCCCGACAGGTCGTCCTTGCGCCACCGAGTCTGCACGATCACGACCGGGGCACCGGGTGCGAGACGCAGCAGCGCGACGGACTGCCAGAACCGTTGCACGGTCTGCCGCCACGCCTTGGAGTCGGCCTGCTTCTCGTCCTTGTACGGGTCGTCCACGATCAGGACGTCGACTGGCTTGCCGGTCAGGGAGCCTTCGATGCCGACGCAGACGACGCCGCCCTCGTAGCCGAGGAGTTTGAACTCGTGCTTGGCGGCGGTGGAGCTGGACAGCGTGAGCCCGAGCTCGGGGTGGGCTTTCAACGTGTCGCGGATCTTCTCGCCGAAGCCCTGGGCCAGGCCGAAGCCGTTGGACACGATGGCGATGCGGAGGTTCGGGTTGCGGTGCAGCAGCCACAGCGGGAACCAGATCGAGGTGCGCTGTGACTTGCCCTCCTGTGGGGGCATGTTGAGCTGTAGGCGTTCGATCTCGCCGCGGCCGACGGCGCCGAGCTTCTCATCGATGAGGCGTAGTGCCGGGGTTTGGATGGTGCCGGGGGCGAGGGCGCAGGCCATGTCGCCGGGTGTGGCGTAGGGCCGTTGCCGGCGTTCGGGTGCGAGCTGGGTGCGGATGAGTTCGACCATGAGGTCGGTCATCGTTGGCTCGTCGGGTAGGTCGGCTGGGCCGGGGCGGTGGCCCACAGGTCGAGGACGGTGTTGATCCGGGCGTGGAGCTTGTCCCAGGCGGAGGGGAACTCGATGTGGCCGATGACGGGGACGACGAGGCGGCATTCGCGCCGCAGGAACGCGAGTTCGAGTTCGTGCTCGTGTTTGGTCTTGGTCCGGGTGGGGAACGAACTGGGTGTGGGCATCGGGTTTGCCCCCCTCTGACCCGCCGACGGCCATCCAGGTTTGGGCGCCTCCCGCGGGGATCGGGTGGCCGCGGCGGCGAGGGTTGACCGCTCACACATGGCTATCTGCCCCGAACGGCCCAGGGCCCTACTTGTGGGATGCGAAAGCCCCGACGGTCTCTGGTCGTCGGGGCTTTCCATGCGGGTGTCGATCCGGCCCGGTGTGGCCTGTGGAGACACCTCTGCTCAGATGTACCTAAACACAATTTCCGGGCGCTTGTCGACGCCACGCCGAAATCAGGGCAGCCTCCGAGGTCCGCTACCGCGGGTGTCGATGACAGACGCACCTCGGTTGTCTCGCTCCGGGAGGCGTGGCATCAGGGCAGCGTCGTCTCCGTCGACCTCGATCGAGTTCAGGAACTGACCAGTGCCGACGATCTTTTCGACGGTCCACACCGAGCCAATCCGGATGGCGCGCGGTTCCGCGAACTCGACGGTTCGCCACCCGACGGTCGCCCGGTCGCCGTAGTCCATGACGATGAGTGAGCCCTCAACGAACTTGTCCAGTGGGATTCCGAGCCACGCCGCTACGTCACGCTGCCACTCTCGGTGGTGTCGTCCGGCGTGCTCATGAGGCAGCGGACTCGTGCCGCAGGTGGGCGCCGTTGACGAGGCGGACCTTCGCGGGGTTCCAGCCGCGTTTGGCGCAGGCCAGGACCACTTCGGCGACGGTCACGTCGCTGGTGCCTAATCCGATCACATGGTCGCCTTCCTTCACGTTCAGCAGGGGGGCGTTGGCCTCGGCAGCGTAGAAGTCACACCGCTCGACGACGGTGTTCCCCTCGAAGACCTGTTCCGGATCGTGGTGGCTAGGGTTGCTCATTGGGTTCACCTCTCGCTAGGTGGGCTCAGGGCCGTCGCCACGCGAATGGCGGCGGCCCGCTTCTACGATGCGACCTTACGCCGACCCCGGGACCGCTGCTCGGTGGCACGCTGCAACACATCCGGCCACGACACCATCTGCACCCCGAACCGCATCCCCTTCGACCAGCGGCACGCCACGGAGATGTGGTCACCCCGGTCGATCCACGTACGGATCGTCGCCGCCGAGATCGCACGGCCCGTCACATCCGACGCAGCATCCGCAGCAGCCTGCACCGTCGCCCACCAGCCCGAACCGGATCCGGTGTCGCCCTGGGTGACGTTGGAGCGGACGGCGTAGGCGTACTCGGCCCGGTCGTACTCCTTCCGGCAGCCGGGGCACTCCCACGACCGGCCCGCGGTCGGGTCGTCGATCCCACCCTGCGAACAGTCCGGGCACGGCAGCTTCGCGGCGGCGATCTCCGCCGGCGACGGTGGCAGGATCGCGGCGGCCTCCGCCGAGGTGGGCCACGGCAACCGGCCGGCGAACTCGGGGCGCACCAGCCGGTCGTCCCCGGCTTGGTGGCGGCGACGTTGCTCGGCCAGGTCGTCGATCAACCGCGCGGCGACCGGGATGAGCGCGAGCCGGAGGCCAAGATGCTCGCGGGCCGGTGTGCTGTGCTTGCACCGCCGTCTCGGGCGGAACCTGCGGACCAACCTCTCGCCGCATTCGAAGCACTCCACGCCCAGTTCCTCGGTGCGTTCGTCGTGTAACACGTCCTCGAGGCCGGCGCGAAGGGCACGGAGTTGGCGGGTGAACGCCACCCAGTCGGGGCCGAGGGGTAGGCCTGCGGCGTCGCAGGTGGCGGCGGTGGCGTGTTGGGCGAGGTAGGGGAGTTGGTCGCGGAGGTAGGTGATGGTGTGGTGGATGTTGGCGCGGACCGGGCGTTGGTGGCCGAGCCAGGCGGCGTACATGTCTTCCCATTGGGCGAGGACCGCCAACGGGGGGATGGGGTCGGAGCGGCGGTGGTCCTGGGCGGTGGTGCGGCCGATGCGGACGAGGTCGAGTCGCACGGACGGCCCGGCGAGGACGGTGGCGTCGCCGCCGGGGATCGGTGCGGCGGCGGCCAACCTGCCGTCGTGACCAGCGTCGAGGGCTTCGTTGCCGAGGGCGGCGTACGAGGCTTCGAGGTCGCGGAGATCCTGTGCGACCTTGGTCTCGCATTCCTCGCACGTGTCGGGCCGGTCCGGTGTGGTGTGGGTGCGACCGCAGACGACGCAGTGACGCCGGTCGCAGGGTTCGCAGCCGTCACGGCCCGGACAGTGGGCGGTGGCGTCGTCCCAGGCGGGGCAGGTGTCGGCGTGCCTTCTCGTGACACGCATCCGCAGCGACCGGTCGTAATGGCAGCTCATCGGAAGCTCCTGTGCCAGTGGCCGTAGACGCACCTGTAGATCTCATGCGGCTCGCCGGTCTGTGCTTCGGCGACGTATTGGTGTTCGACCGCGAGCTGCTGGCTGGCGAGGGGTGGGTCTACGCACTCGAACCGATCCATCTTCCCGCGGCGCTTGAGGGCACGCTGGAAGGGTGGGCAGATCACGACTGCCGCCCGGTGATCTCGGGCGGGAACGGCAGTGGACCAGCCTCGCCGCGTTCGGTGCGGTCCTCGATGACGGGTGCGCCACCGTCCATGACGATCCGGCCGTCGGCGTGGCGGACAATCACCGTGTAGGCGATGATGTGCGCCCGGTCGTCGCGGAGGATCGTGGACCCGGCGGGGATGCTGCACGGGTCGAGGCCGTGGAACCGGCACCACTCCATCGCCGCCTCCCACGCCGGGGTCTGGAAGTAGACGATGTACTGCATCGGCCGGGTGGCGTCGAGGAGGATGCAGGCGGGGCCCTCTCGCCTGTCTTTCAGCGCGGTCATGCGTGCTCCTGGCAGGGTGCGATGAGCGTGAATAGCGGGACCGGTTGGGGGTCCATGAACGTGCGGGTCTCGGTCATGTCCCACACGCACTTGGGGCAGCCCCAGCCGGGGTGGAGCTGCTCGAGGCAGCCGTTGCAGATCTTCGCGACGACCTCTACCTGGCCGGTGTCGGGCAGGTCGCCCCGCACGATCGCGGGATCCGAGACGACGATGTACCACTCGGTGCAGACGCGGCGGAACGGCTCCGACTTGGACAGGTCGCGGATCTCGCGGAGGTAGTCCGACCGGCTGATCTTCACCTCGAAGCCGAGTAGCGGATGCCGCTGATGCTCGGGCCCGGTGTTGCCCCAGCAGTCCATCGCGAGGTAGTCGGCGATGCAGGACGGCCATCCCGGGCCGAACCGGACGTGGCGTGCGCCGATGTATCGCAGGGTGGTGGCCGGGCCGTTCCACACCATCCGGCCGTAGCGTTCGGTGAGGCGGTCGAGCATGTCCCGCTCGGTGAGCTTGGACCGGTCGAGGCTGGGCGCGGGTGCTGGCGGCTCGTAGCCATCGAAGAGTGCCGGCTCGCTCATGCGGCACCGTCCCCTACCGTCGCAGCGGTCTCCTTCTCGGCCAACGCCAGTTCGGCAGCGACCTCGGCACCACAGGCACACGGCGTGAACGCGGAGACTTGTTTCCCGTCCCGCCACACCGCCGGGCCGCACGGCCGCGGAGCACCACACCGACGCGCGGTCACGACACACCGCCGAGCTGGTCACCAAACAGGCCACCCACCACGATGTCCGACCGGTACGCCAACGGCTGCCGCCAGATCAGCAGACACACCCCGAACGGTGGCCGCTGGTTCGGCCCGATCGCCGTCTGACCCGGTGCCAGGAACCGCATCCGACCCGGCAGGAACTCCACCGAAAGCGGCGAGTTCGGCCGGTCGCGGTACGGCTCGACCATCTGCTGCCACCACGACTGCTCCGTACGGTTCGCAGGCAGCAGCATCACGATGCCGAGCGTGGCCGCCCACGACGCCCACGCCTTCCGCAGCCACGGCCCGATGTCGGAGAACGGCGGGTTGCACCACACCCGTTCGCCCGACCAGTCCTGCGCCAGGCCATCAGTCTCGCGGTCGTAGTACCGCTCACACTTCGTGTTGTGCGCCGCCGCGGCGACGTCGACCGTGAACGGCCCGAACCGCTCGTTGAACTCGGCGAAGTTGTACGGGTGCGTGGCGCGGTCGTCCACGGCGTCGACGTCGTCAGGCCAACGCCGCGACGCCTGCTGTGGATGGTTCTTCGCTGGGTAGCCGGAGAGCGCCATCACGCACCGCCTGCCATGCCGACCTCGCCAGCCACCGGCTCCAACCCCGCCAAAAACCGGTCAATCATCAACGTCCGCACATCCGGCAACAACCCACCCACATCCAACGCCGACATGAACGCCGCCACCACCAACTGCGCCCGCTCCTGCTCCAACCGCACATGCTGCTCAGCAATCCCCATGTCATGCGCCGTCTTCGCAAACCGCACCACCCGATCCCGCCACGACGCCTCCAACCCAGCCAGACCACGAACAGCCTCACCCGTCTCCACCCGCGCACCGTCACGACCAGCGGCGTACGACAAGCCGACCAGGCCATGCTCGTCATCACCCGCCAACTGCTCACGCAACAACTGGCCAAGCAGATCGGCACGCATCACCGCCAACCGCAGCTGGTCCATCACCACGCGGCCCGGGTCGAGCGCCGGCAACGCCTGATCCCCGGCATCGGTCGACCAGGCCAACAGGTTGGCCTCACCCACAGCCTTGAGGATCGACGACGACCGGCCACCATGCATCCGACACCGGTCGGTACCGACAACCGCGGAGCCGTGGCAGTTCGTTCGCTGCTTGGTGCGCTTCGAGCACTCCCAGCGGTTGTGGTCAACGCACCAGCGAGCACCGGAGCGGCGCATGGGGTCGTCTGGGGGCATGGGCTCGCCGGTCATCGCTCGTCCTTGGCTCGGTAAAGCGCGTTGCGTGCTCGGGCGATGTGGGTGGTGGTGGAGCGGTGGTAGAGGCCGGCGCGCCAGGCTTTGCGGATGAGTTCTTCGGCGGTCTTGGGGTTGAGGTCGCCGTTGTTGAGGATGGCGTCGAGTGCGTTGCGGCTGCGGTGGCCGAGGGTGTCGTGGAAGGCCATGGTTATCGGCCTTCTGGACGCACGTTGTGGACGCACGTCGAGCGGGCTCGCGAGGTGCGTCCCCTATCGAAGATATGGGGGACGGGGACGCACCTCACTCGGCGGTGCCCGGAGACTGTCTCCGGGACGCACGTTAGACGCACGTCGAGACGCACGTCGGGGGGTGTGTGGTGGGGGGTGTCAGGCGTTGTCATCTTCGGCCTTCCGGTACAGGGCGATGGAGTGGTGGAGGGTGGCCTTGGCACGGCGTCCGGTGCCGGGCATGGTGGTGACGAAGCCCTCGTCGATGAGGACTTTGAGGGCGGTGCGGACGTGTTTGCTGGTGCCGCCGACGCTGTCTTCGATCTCGCGGCCGGAGACTTGGTCGTTGTCTTCGATGAACTTCGAGACGCGTTCCATGTAGTCGGTGGGTCGGAAGTGGCCGGCGGCGTCGATGGGGGCTTGTTCGCGGTCGATGGACCAGCGGGTGATGCCGTGGGTTTCGGAGTGGGTGGAGTCGAGGATGAGGGTGCCGGCGTAGCCGCCTGGGGTGACTTTGCGGAGTTCGCCGACGGTGTCTTTTTCGATGCGGATGGTGGAGCGGCCGATCTGGCCGGGGGCGGGTTGGGTGCGGACTTCGACGCGGAGGTAGGAGCCGCGCATCATGCGTTTCTTGGCGGTGCCGCCGATGGCGTAGCCGGAGCCGCGGGCGTCGGGGTTTTTGGGGAGGTGGTCGATGGTGATGACGCAGCAGCCGGCGGCGGCGGGTGGTGTGCAGACTTGGCGGAGGGCGGCGGTGATTTCGTCGTTGTCGACGGATTTGACGCCGAGCATGGGGAGGACTTCGCCGAGGGAGTCGAGGACGTAGACGGCGGGGTGCCAGGTGGTGATGTCACCGACGGCGGCGGTGAGTTGGGTGCCGTCTTCGGGTTCGTAGTAGCGGAACCGGTTGGGGTCGGCGAGGTGGTCGAGGTGTGCGCCGAGGAGGAGGAGGCGGGCTGCGGTGTGGTCCATGCCGTTGTGGTCGACGTCGATCATTGCGGCGGTGTGGCCGGTGTTGAGGGCTTCGACGATGGCGGTTTGGGCGAGCCAGGTTTTGCCGGATTCGGGGTCTCCGAAGACGCCGTTGACTTTGCCGTTGTAGAAGAGGGCGTGGCCGTCGGTGCGGTGTGCCCAGGCGGGTGGTGCTTGGACGGGGTAGTCGCCGGTGCGGAGCCAGGTGAGGTCGCGGAGGCCGGTGTTGGTGGTGGTCTGGGTGCCGTCGCGGCGTACGGCGTCTTCGAGGCCGTCCATGGCGGTGCCGATGGCGTCGTAGAGGGTGTCGGGGGTGGCGTCGGCGAGGGTGTTGCGGGCGTGTTCGATGGCGGCTGCGGCGGTGCGGAGGCGGGCGTGGTCGCGGACGATGTTGATGTAGTGGGGGAGGTGGACGGTGACGGGGCAGGCGGCTTGGAGGTCGTGGAGGTGGGTGATGCCGCCGAGTCGGCGCCAGATTGGTTGGTTGGCGATGCCGGTGCGGAGGAGGTGGTCGCCGATGGTGATGGGGTCGATGGGTTGGCTGTTGTCGTGGTGGTCGAGGAGGACGGTGTAGAGCTGTTCGAGTTCGGGCCGGTAGAAGTCGGTGGGGGTGAGTTGTGTGCGTACGTCGTCGATGGCGGTGGGGGTGAGGAGGAGTGCGCCGAGGACGGCTTGTTCGGCTGCGGGGTCGTGTGAGGCGTCGCGTCGGGGTGTGGTGGGGGTGGTGTAGCGGTCGGCGTATGGGTCTTCGTGGGGTGTGTTGTTGGGTGGGTTGGGGACGGCGTGGAGTGGCGGCGGCTCTGGTGGGGTGCCGTCGTCGTAGCCGTCGTGTGGCATGTGGGTTGTCACCTCGTGGTGTCCCTTGTCGAGGGCGGGTTGGGGGTGCTGCAGTGGGGGTGATGCTGGTCGGGCAGGTCGGCCTGGTCGCGACGAGATTGCGGTCGTGGGTCGCCTTCACTGGTCCTTGGGTCGGTGTTGACCCGGCCAGCACCGGTCTGCGGGTGTTAGCGGGGCAGCGTGGAGTAGATGGCGTAGGCGGTGGTGGCGACGAGGCCGACGAGGATGAGGGCGGCGCAGAGCTTCATGACGCCCTCACCGTCTGCGTATAGGCGGCTACGGGGATGCCGAATAGGTCGGCGGCCGCCGCGACCGGGTCGGCGTGGTGTGCGGGCACGGGCAGGCCGAAGGTGCGACGGTGGCCGCCCTTGTCCAGCGAGGCGTTCTCTACGACGAGGAGGCGTGCCTTGGCGTCGTAGAGCTGGAATTCGCGGGGCAGGTCGTACAGCGTGATCTGGTGGCCCGGGTTGCCCGGGTCGTCAGCGCTGGCGAGCAGGCTCAGGCGGCTGGTGACGTTCTCCCAGCCGATGCGCTCGATGGCCGCACGTCGGATCTCAGAGTTCGACTCGGCCAGCACGCGCTCGAGGTCCCAGGTGAAGAAGTCGTCGGGCACGGACATGCCGTGCCAGCAGTTGAGCGCCCAGCCGTCCGCGTACACGATCGCCGGCCCGTCGTCGCGGTGCGAGAGACCTTGCGCGTCGCGATGGATCTCCACGGGTCGATCGCTGAACGCAGCCACGGCGAAGTCGCCGAAGCGGTGCCACGCGGAAGGCCCGGCTTGACAGATGCCCTCATAGGCGGCGAAGCGCTCCCAGAGGTCTCCGTCGAGCTCAAGGTCAGCCTCACGGAACCATGCCATGTATGAGACGTCTGACGCCCAGGTGTTGCCGCCGATCCAAGACGACGACCACTGCTCGGCAGCGTGTCGCAGCCCGAGTCGGATCGGCTCGTGCAGCCACGCCTCATAAGCCGCGAGGATGCTGCCATCGACGCCCGACCTGACGCCCGACCCGACGCCCGACCTGACGCCCGACCCGACGC